CTGCCGGCCATCGACCCAGACCTGCAGTTAGAGAACCCGGGCCAGTTCCCGAAGCCGCCGTCGTCGGTTGTTGAACCGGCACCCCCGGCGGACACCGAGCCTGTGGGGACGCCGTTGCCGGCGCTGCCGTGGAAGGGCGCCGCGAACGCGAGCAGCGGAGGGCGCCGGCATCTAACCATCCATCCTGAGGGAGAGCTGACATTGTGGTGAACCTGGTAACGGTGCCGGGCGTCGAGCTGATGCGAACCGGCAAATGGAACCTGTCCACTGGTGAGTGGGAATGCAGCGACAAGGAGATCGCCGCGGCGATCGACGCCCACCAGAAGGGGCTGCTACGTAAGCCGGTGATCCGCCTGGGCCACAACGACCCCCGGTTCTCAGGTGATCCCGCTGTGGGCTGGTTGGACAACCTGCGGGCCTCCGCGGATGGCGGGGCGCTGATCGGCGACATGGTAGGCGTCCCCGAATGGCTGGCCGACATCCTGCCCTCGGCGTACCCGTCGCGGTCGATCGAGGGCCTCTACGACTACACGGCGCCTGATGGCAGCGAGCACGAGTTCGTCCTGACCGGGCTGGCGCTTTTGGGGGCGACGAAGCCGGGTGTGGAGAACCTGCAAAGCCTGCAGGACGTAGCCCGACTGTATGACATCGCGGCGGCCGGGAAGGTCGGCGGAAAGGCGCTGGAATTGACGATCGAAGCTGCTGACAGCCCTAAGCCGTACGGCAACGTGAAGTACGCCGACGAGAAGAACGGCAAATACCCGATCGACACCGAGGAGCACGTTCGTGCGGCCTGGTCGTACATCAACATGCCGAAGAATCAAAAGGGCTACAGCGCAGGGGAATTGGCGAGCATAAAAGCCAAGATCCGCTCGGCTGCGAAGAAGTTCGGAATTCAGATTGAAGCCGCCTCGGCTTCCGTAGAAGAGAAAGGGGCCGTCGTGGCTTCATTCAAGGAACAGATGGCCGAAAAGCTCGGCCTTGATCCGGATGCTGACGAGGCCACGGTCCTCGAAGCGTTCACGAAGGCAACCGCCAAAGACGCTCCGGAGACGCCTCCGGAGACTGCGGAGCAGCCGCCGGCGCCCGCCGACCCGGCGCCCGCTCCTGAGCCGGTCGCGGCCAGCGCCCAGGTGGTCAACGGGCTGCGGCAGATCGACGAGGCCCAGTACCGCGAACTCGTCGCCGCCGCCGAAGCCGGCCAGCGCGCCGAGGCCCGGCAGATCGCCGAAGACGACGAACGTGTCGTGATGGCCGCGGTCAAGGATGGCCGTGTCGCGCCCGCCCGCCGCCAGCACTGGCTGACATCGCTGAAGGCCGACCGCGAAGGCACCAAGCAGGTACTCGCCGGCCTGGCGCCCGGCCTGGTCCCGGTGGCGGAAAAAGGTCACGGGTTCAGCAACGAAAGCGACCCCGTCGACCGGGAGCTCGAAAGTGTCCACAACCGGGTCATGGCTGCGGCCGGATTCCCCACCAAGAAAGCAGGTAGCAACTGATGGCCGGTCAAGACTACGTCCCCGATTTTTTCCCGGGACACCAAGTCTCCTGCATCGCAGGTGCGAACATCACGCAAGGGCAGGTCGTCTACGTGTCTGCTAACACCTGGCCGAACCCGACCGTGTCGCCGACGAGCGCGGCCACGGAAGCCTTGTGCGGTGTCGCGGCGGCGACTGCGGCCAGCGGCGCCGTGGTGAATGTGTATTTCACCGGCATTCATCAGGTCGCGGCGAGCGGCTCGATCACTGCCGGCGGTCCTGTTGCCGCGGCGGCGAGCGGCGCGGTTGCGGCGGCGGCCGACCCAACCGCCAACACCAGCACCGGCGTAATCAGTGGGTACGGCGTGGTGATCGGCAATGCGCTGACCACCGCGGCCAGCAGCCTCGTGCATATCCGCCTCAACCAGTAAACCGCGTGGCAGCCAGAAAACCTGCGTTGCCGTGCCCACCACCAGATGACAGGTTCTGGGCCAAGGTCGACAGGGGCGGCGCTGGCGGCTGCTGGCTATGGACCGGCTGCACCAGCAAGGGGTACGGCCGCATATGTCGAGGTGGCGAGAATTTCTATACACACCGGGTTACCTATGTTGCGGCGCATGGCGAGCATGATCCAGAACTGGTGATTGATCACCTCTGCCGAGTTCGCAACTGCGTCAACCCAGACCATCTGGAAGTGGTTTCAGTTGGCGAAAACATCAAGCGGGGAGAGGGTCCTCTAGCCATCAAGGCACGCGCTCCTGAGTGCCCGCATGGTCATCCCTACACGCCTGAGAACACATATCGACGTTCTACGGGTCAGCGCGGCTGCCGTACGTGCAAAAGACGTAACAGCCGGGCGCACAAAGTAAGACGCCGCGAACGTCGGTGCCTTCAATTCGGTCCAGCCCGCATAGGCAGGCCGCCGAAGATTCCACAGGAAAATGCCGTGCAAGCGGCTCTCAGTATGAAAGCAGGTGTTTAGGTTGCCTATATTAGAGCCGCCTCCGTTTCCCACCGGAACCCTCACATCGCAAGACATCTACTCGATCTCTCGGTATCTCAACGACCCCACGATGGTGCTGCGCGCGTTGCGGACCATCGCCGAGCAGATCTTCGTCGGCGACAAGATCTTGACGGGCCAGTTCTTCACCGAAGACGGCGCGATCATCTACGAGCAGATCGAGTCGATTTTCGCCGCGAACGTGCCGCAGGCTGTCGCGCCCGGCGGCGAGTACCCGCTCACTCCGGTGCCGACTGGTCCCGCGCAGATCGCCAGCGTGGTCAAGTGGGGCTTGGACACCCTGATCAACGACGAGGCGATTAGCCGGCAGAACTTCGATGTGCTGTCGCGGGCGTTCATCAAGATCGTCAACAGCATGGTGCAGCAGGTAGACACCGTCGTCATGGCCGCGGTTGTTGCTGCGATCACCCAGACCCAGATTTGCGGGGCGACCAGTCCCGACGGCTCGGCGCCCACATCCGGCGATGAGCCCTACTGGGATGGTAGCCATTCCAGCTACAAGCCGAACATTCTGCGTGACATCATGATGGCCGAGGAGCAGCTGCGTAACCTGAAGCAGGGCTACAACGCGAACACGGTGCTACTTGACACGGGCACGTTCGCGTTGGCGCTGTCCGACCCGAACCTGGCCGCGCTGTGGCCTCGTGAGGACTTCGGGCGCGGCGTGAGCAGCGCCCCGGTGTTCGAGGGCATCAAGACCGGGTTCGCGGTCAACCTGGCCGGCAAGCTGTGGCTGTCCACACCGAACCTGCCGTCAACCCCGTACGTCGCGGTGCTCGACACCACCGTGTTCGGGGCGATGGTCGATGAGCGCCTCCCGGCGCCTGGTTTCGTCGGCGCGCAGAGCGACGGGGGCGGCGAAGACGCCGGCCGCTCCATGATTCAGGTCAAGACGATGCGCGAGGACAAGGAAGACCAGTGGCGTATCCGCTGCCGCCGGGTCACCACCCCAATCATCATCGAGCCCAAGGCCGGCGTCGAGATCACGGCGTTCGTCGCATGAGCGGATACCGCGTCACCTCCGCCCTGGTGGTCGCCAAGGATCAGGTCGGCAGGAACCACCACGTCTATCACGGCGGCTTTATTCCTTGGCTCAACGACGAACAGCGGAAACATTTTCTGCGCCATCATCTCGTTGAGGAAGTCACCGGCGCCGAGGCCAAGGACGCCGCCCCGGAAGGTGCGGCCAAGCCAGCGAAGACGGCACCGGTGGATAAGTGGGTCGACTACGGTGTCGCGGTCGGTCATGACCGCGGCGAGCTGCAGACGCTCAGCAAGCCGGAACTCGTCGACCTGCTCGGGTAGCGTCATGACCCCGTTTCTGGACCTGGCGGGGTTCCAGGCTCTTTGGGACGGGGCCCCGCTCACCGGTTTTCAGCAGGCGATGGTGCAGCTGTTGGTGCAGGTCGCGTCGAAATGGATCTACGACAACGGCCCGTCTGGTTCGCTGCTGCCGTCCGATGATCCGACCGCGCAGTTCGTGACGTATGACGTGGTGTCGAACGCTGTCCGCTATCAGCGGTATTCGAAGCTGTCGAACTTCTCGCGGACGACGGCGCATCGGATGGAGGGCGGTTCGTTCGCGAACCCGATGACGGCGTTGGAGTTCACCGACACCCACAAGCAGCTGTTGGGGATTCCGCTGCGCGCGGTGCCGATGGCGTCGTGCCGCCCGAATGATTTCGATGCTGATGACCAGAACCAGGGCTGGCCCACGCGGTGGTCCGATCAGTTCGGGAACCTCGGCTGGGACTGGTGGGAGGTCGACAACGAATGACCGCTCATGGGTGATTATCCTGGCGCGGAAACACTCGGGATCGTCGAATACCAAGGCACCGGTGTGGATGGCAAGAATCAGCCGGTGTCGACGACTCCTGTTGTGGTGCAGTTCGTTTACGGCTGCGTCTTCGAGCCTTACAGTCGCGGCCCGGTGGAGGAGCAGTCGGACACGATCACCTCGCATGAGCGGGCGTGGGCGTTCCTGCCGTATGTGCCGGGGATCGGTATCCCGACCGTCGACTCATCAGGCAACCCGGTCGTTGACGGCGGCGGCAACCCGGTTCCGGCGACGATCACGAACGCGAATTGGATTCAGCCGCAACGCCTCACGCTAGGGGATGCGGAGGCGCAGCGGAATTACAAGGTCCAAGGGCTGCCGGAGATCGAGTATGACCCGGACGGGATGCCGGATCACGCCTGGGTGATCTGTGAATGGCGGGCAGGCTGATGGCGAGCATTGAGGCGGAGATCGCGGCGCAGTTCGCCGGAGCTTTGGAGATTGAGCACGAGCTGGACAAGTTCGCGCACCAGATTTGCGACGAGCTCAAAGACCGGGCCCCGGTATTCGACTCCAAGCGGGACAAGCGGGCAACCCCAGGTATCGGCGAGGAGGCCGGAGAGTTCCGGGATTCGATCCAGGTCACCCCTGCGGGGCCGCACCGCCGTCGTGTCGGCTCACAGAGCCCGATCGCGTTGTGGCAGGAGGTAGGCACCCGGCATTTTCCTGAGATGGGGATCTTCGCCCAGGTCGCCGCCCTGCACGACGGCACAGGGCCAGTGATCGAGGACGTGGGTATACAGCACGCGCAGACGCATCTGCGCGAGCATCTTGAGAAGTTGGAGAAGTTGGCGGCGGAAGGCGCGTCGGCTGCGTCGATCGCTGCGGCGAAGGTCGCGGTGGAGCGGGCCCGCGGCGCACGGTCGGCGGCGTTCCGCGCGGCGCGCGGCGGCAGAGGCCGCGGCGGTCGGCGTGGCCGGTGAGCCTCAACTACGGGCAAGCCCCCGACCCCGAAGACTTCATCATCGGTCTGCTGTTGCCGCTCGGTCTGCCGGTGAGCCCGGAGCGTGACGAGGAGACCGACCTGCCGTGCTATGTGGTGACGGTGCTGCCGGGCACGTCTGACCGGTTCATGATGCAGCCGGTGGTGTCGGTTCACAGCTTCGCCAAGACCCGCGACGTGGCCGCCCAGGCGGCTAGGAACGCGGACAATGTGCTGATCTCCACGACGCCCGCCGACAATGTCACGCTCGCCAATGGGGACATTGCTCCAGGCGCGTGGGTTGAGCCGATGTCGCCGCCGGCGTTCGCCGAATACCGAGATCCAGACATTAAACGCTACGTCGGCCGCTATCGGCCGATGCTCAGATTCACAGCCACGCAGAGCTGAAAACCCATTGCGTGCCTTGCACAACTGCGGGGCAGTTCTCATTGAAAGGAAAATGTAATGGCACTGCCCTCAACCGGTTCAACCCAAGCAGTCGTTTTGGAGCCGAGCCTCAACCCGCTCAACACCCGCTACTGGCAGGTCGTGTACGTGCTCGTGCGGGACTACTACAAGTCCGATGGCACCGTGTTCAACCTGGCTGACCCGTCCGTGGGGTTGGGCTCGGCGGGAGTGTTCACGCCGTTCGCCGCGGACAACATTTCGATCCGCAGCGACCTGCTGGTCACCTCACCGGGCACCAACCAGGGGTTCTTCACGCCGGGCCTGTTGAAGCCGGACAGCGTGTCTTTGACCCCGGATCAGACGATGACCGAAACCCCGTCCGCGCAGCTGGTCCGCACCAGCCGGAATGTGCTGCAGAAGCTGGACGACAAGATCATGTTCGAGCCGATCGAGTCGAACCCGGTCGTCGACTACCTGCAATACGAGCTGCCGCTCGTGGGCGGTGTTCCCGCTCTGGGTACGCCGGGGTATCAGCTTGCCCGCGCCAATCTGGACTCGCCGGTCGAGCGGATCATGTGCTTCATCGGGATCGACGGCGACGGGCAGCTGATCTCCCGCACCTTCCCGCATGTGGTCACCGACAAGAAAGGCAAGTCCGAGTTCGGCCGCAAAGCTGAGGAATCCTCGCAGCTGACCTACTGCCTGCTGCCCGACCCGTACAGCAAGGCGGTCGAGTGGAAGAACCGGGCGGGCTCGCAGTGGCTCGGGTCCGGGGACTTCGACTTCCTGACCACGCAGCCGGTGGTGACTCCGGTGACGGGATTGAAGGCGAACGTGGTTTTCCCGACGCCGATCGATTTGGGAACGATCGTCTACAGCGCCTCGACGCAGTTGGTTGCGAACGGGTCGTTGACGTCGAATACGTTGACGTCGACGACGGGGACGGTGGCCGGCGGGTTCACCACCATCCAGCTGACCGCGTTGACGGCTAACCAGCTTTACAACGGGGTGCAGGTCACGGCGACCGGGTCCACGGAGACAGCGACGGGGCCGATTTCGGCGCCGTTCACCGCCACCGCGTCATAACCGCATTCTCGTCGGGGTGTCCCGCTTCCGTGGCCGGGCGCCCCGACGAGCCACGCAAAACGCCACGCACTCTTAAGGAACCGCCATGCAATTACCGCCCGTCACGTTCGAAGAAGCCCGCGAACAGGCAGCCGAGCAACTCGGATTCGTCGCGTCCGAACGCATCCAAGTGGGCAACGAAATCTTCGAAATCCCCAACCCCTCACTCTTGGATGATGAGCAGCAGACCCGGCATGACCAGCTGCAGTTCGAGTCCGAATCCTGGGAACGTCACCCCGACACCCTCAACGACGACGGATCGGTGAAGGTTCGGGGCGCGTTGAAGGAGCCGCACCGCAAAGACGGTCAGCTGGTCGAGAACTACAACATCCAGCTCGCCAAAGCGATCTTCGGGAAACGATATTCAGCCTACAAGGCGGCCGGTGGTCGGGCGAATGATCTGGCGGTGATCTGGTGGAAGATGAACAAAGCGTTGGCGGATCGGCGCGCGACGGATTCGAAAAGTGTTGGAAGCGATCCAGATTTGGCGGTGGTTTCCGACGCTGATCGAGTCGGACCTGTCGATCCACCACCGGCGGGCGATAGCTGACTGGCATACGGGGGCGATGTCGAGCCGCGAGCTGTTGGTGTTGCTGGACGGGCTACCCGAAACGTCGAACTTCAAAGCAGCTGCTGAGCGGGCCTACCGTGTCGTCGCATATCGCGGCGACAAGCCCGAACTACAGGGCAAGCAGCTGCTGATGCGCGCGGTCGGCCGGGCGCCCAAGGATGTTGAGGTGGTCGCGGAGTACGTCGACTGGACGTATGACCGGAAGTTGTTGGCCCGCAACACCCGCGAACAAGTCGCGCTGCGCGGTGACGGCGACTTCCGCGGCCTGATTGAGCCGCTGCAAGAGATCCTCGCCGACCTGCAGCAGAAGACCGTCGATGAGCGGATCGCGAAGGGCCGCGCCCACATTGAAGCCGGACTCTACGGACTAGGGAGGTGAACCGTGCCTGTTTACCTCAGTGTTGAGCCGAAGCTTGAGCAGCGGGCGATGGCTGCTGTCGCCCGCGAACTGATGTCCGGTGCCGAGCGGCTCGGCGCCGACATGTCCAAAGTGCTCGGCGGCTCGCTCAGTAAAGCGTTCTCGGCGTTCGACACCAGCGCGCAAGTCCGCCAATTGGACACCCTAGGGGCGGCGGCGCGCCGCGCATCCGACATTCAGATCGACGCCGCCAGCCGCGCCGCGATCGCCCAGAAGCGTGCCGCCGAGGTGACAGCGAAGTACACCGAGGATTCCAGTAAGGCGATGTACGCGCAGGCGGTGGCTGCGCGCGCAGTGCGTGACCATACCGCTGCTGTTGCGGACAGTGCGGCCGCGCACCAGCAGTGGACGAGAGCGGCCGAAGGCAGCATCGCCGCAGCCAGTTTGGCTGGGCGCACATGGAATGCGGTCGGGGTCGGCTCGCTGGCCGTGCTCACCGGCACCATGTTCGAAGCCACGAAGTCCGCTGCCGACTTCCAGCAGCAGCTCATCAAACTGCAAGCTGCTACCGATGAGACACCGACGAACTTGAAACTTGTTTCCGACGGTCTTCTGAAGATGGCCGGCGAAACCGGCACATCACTTAACAAACTCGCTGACGGCATGTACATCGTCGAGAAAGCCGGTTATCGCGGTGCCGACGGTTTGAAGGTACTTCGGGCAGGAACCGAGTTGGCGAAGATCGAAGGCGCCGACCTGACTGAAGTTCTCACCGGCCAGACAACGTCGATGAACGATTACGGCGTCTCCGTCGACAAGGCTGCCGACCTGGCGTCGAAACTGAAAGTCGCTGTCGGCCTGGCGAAGACGAACCTGCAGGACTTCAGCGGTTCGCTACACAGTATTGAGCCTATCGCGTCCGCCTCGCACATCCCCCTTGAGCAGATATACGGCGACATAGCCCGATTGACGCAATCCGGTATGAGCCCGGATCAGTCAACGCAGAACCTCGCGCAGACCGTCCGAAACTTCGTAGGCGCATCTGGTCCTATGCGGGACGCCTTGGGAAAGATCGGTTTAAGCGCGGGCGATTTGCAAAAGCAACTATCCACCGGCGACCTCAACGGTGTTCTCGGTCAGGTCGCCGACAAGATCAGGCAACTCGGGGGCCCTGACGGGCAAGTCGCCATCGACACCTTTTACAAGAATGTTGATGCATCGAAGGCGCTGGCGGCGTCTTACGACGCCCTGTCGCCGAAGGCGAAGGCCGTTGCCGACCAGTTGCAGGCCGGCACATTCACCGACTTCAAAGCGCTACGTCTGGAAAAGGAAAACGAACCCGCGCTGGCACAGTGGGATGAGGCACGCAAGAAAGTCGACGGGCTCAGCTCCAACCTGCGGAAACTCCAGCCGCAGCTTGAGTCAATCCTGCAACTCTTCAAAGAAACGTCAGGCGGCGCGGAAACCCTGAATGTGTTGTCGCAGTTGTACGGCAACCCTGATGACGCCCAAAAGACTTCCGATGCGGTAAAGGCCGTTGGCGCCGCGCACGCCGACGCTAAAGGGCAAGTGGCGGGGTTCGCCGACACAATGGAGGGCGCCAAGGCGAAGATGGATCAGGCCCGCGCCGCGTTCGGTGCCGCTGAGGCTGAGATCGGCGCCGTATTCATCCCGATCATGACCGATGTCGCCAACGTTATGAAGGATGTTGGCGCCTGGACATCCCAGAACAAGGGCCTCACTGAGGGCCTCGTTGTCAGCGTTGGTGCGCTGGGTGGTGCGTGGGCGCTGACCAAGGTCGCAACCTTGGCGTACAAGGATGTTTTGCAGCCGTTGGGTACGGCGGCGGCGTGGGCGTTCGACAAGATCGCCACATCTGCCGGTGCGGCGAATACGACGATCGCTGCGGGTGGTCCTGCCGCCACGCGCGCTGCGGCCGAGATCGACGCCGCCGCGGCAGGCGAAGTTTCCGCGGAGAATCAGGTCCGCAACGCGGCGCTGGAAGCCGACGCTGCTATGGACGCGGGCGGGGGCGGACTCCCCGGCGGCAAGGGCGGCAAGGGCGGCAGCCGGTTGATGCGCGGCATGAAGGGCTTAGGTTCTGCGCTGCCCTATATCGGTGCGAGTCTCGCGCTCTTCGATATCTCGCGGGACATCAATCCTGATAATGATCCGAGCAATCGCGGCGACAGCTGGACTCACATGCTTTTCGGGGAGCTAGGAAAGGCTGCTGGCGGCCCGATCCACGGGCCGGGCCCGAAAGGCCGCGACTCCGTGCTGATGTGGGGCGCGCCGGGTGAGCATGTGCTGACCGCGCATGAGGTTGACCGGGCGGGCGGCCACTCCGGGGTGTACGCGATCCGGCAAGCCCTGGCCGGCGGTCTCGCCATCAGCCGCCAGTATGGCGGCGAGGTCGGCCCTGATGTTGCTGTAGCGCGGTCGATGGTGGGAACCCCGTACAGCCAGGGCTCGCGTTTTGACTGCTCCGGTGACGTTGGACGTGTAATTTTAGGCGCAATGGGCCTCCCTGCCAGTGGTTTGCCGACGACGAAGAATATGGGCGAATGGCTGTCCGCGCTCGGATTCAAAACCGGCATCGGTGGGCCTGGCATGATCTCGGTGGGCTGGTATGACCACGGCGGTGGCCCGAACGACGGCCACGCCGCGATGACCCTGTCGGACGGATCGAACGCTGAGGGCGGCGGCTCGCACGGGAACTTCCTCGTCGGTGCTGGTGCTGCTGGGGCGTCGAATTCTGAGTTCGATCACCACATGTTTCTGCCGAACATGTTCGGTGAGGGTCCGGGCGGCGGTATGCCGGGCCTCGGCGGTGGTGGCGGCGGCGCATTTGGTGGCGGTGGGGGCGGTGGTGGTGGTGGTTTCGGTGGCGGTGCTGGCGGTGGTGGCGGCTATTACACGCAGGACCCCGCGAAGATTCAGAAGGCCGACGACCACCTCGCAACCGCGACTGAGCGGCTCGCGACCGCTCGGGAGCGTGAGGCTGAGGTCGACAAGGACCCGAAGGCTAAGCAGTCCGCGAAGGACCGGGCGCACGATGAGCGTCTGTCGGCTGAGCGGGAGCTGTCGGAGGCGCAGCGTGCGCAGGCCGAAGCACATCGCGGGACGTTCCACCAGGGGCGTGGCGGCGGCGGCGGCGGCGGCGGTTCGCCGTTCCTGCCCGTCCCCCTGGCCGACAAGTTCGGGCTCGGCAAAGGCCTACCAGGCTTGGCGGAGTGGGCGGTCGGATTCCTTGAGGATCTCGCGTTGGGGCCGATGGAGTCCGCGGTCATGGGCAGCCTCGGGGGTGAGCCGGGCGGGGATAGTGGTGGCCTTCTCGGCATGGCCACCGGCGCCGGCGGCGGCGGCCCGGGCAGCTTCGGATTCGGCGGCCCAGGTGGCGGCGCTGGCGGTGGTGGTGGTTTGCCGTCGTTGGCCGGGTTCGCCGCGCCCGCACTCGGC